GCACCGTTCAATGTACCAACAAACTTGGTGTTTGTAGGAGCTTCGAAAACGCCTTCTGTTGTACGAGCAAATGCGCTAGTAGTAGCAGACTGAAGAATTGTTAAAGCAAATGGACTTACTACAGCCCAGTTACCAGCACCACGACGTGTACGCTGAGCGATCAAGTTAGATACACGATTGATCTGAACAGCTAATGCAGCGTGTTCGTCACCAACGAATGTAGCTGTACCTGAAACAGCGTTTTGGTCATAAGACTCAACAGCACTACCAGCCAATGATGCTAGGCTAGCTAGGATCTCTTGGTCGATTTCAGCTGTAATTTCTTGTGCTAGAGCAGCCATGATTTCTGCTTCGATGTCAATACCTTGTTGGGCTTGTGCATCTTGAGCAGCCTCAAATGTCCAACGAGCAGACAATTTACGAGTCTTGGCTTCAACTGTCTGTTTCAAGATTTGAATAGACATTTTCTTACCTGCTGCACCTTCAAGCGTTGCTGTGGATGCTGCACGTGCTACGGCTGCATCATTACCTGAATAAGCCTCAGCAATTTTGAATGGGCTTAGTGCCTCTTCACCAGCAGTAACGCCAGTACCGCTGTCTGCGTAACGCACACGTAAGGTATGGATTTGACCAACTGGTCCAGTCATTGGTTGTACACCTACCAACTCGTTAGCGATAACTGTTGGCATAACACGGCGGATTACTGGAAGAATCACGCGGTTTAAAGTTGCGACGTTGCCGGCAGAAGTGGCACCAGCTGTAGCAGATTCTTGAAGATAACGTTTAGTATTCTCAAGAGTCACACCCATTACTGATTTTTTAGTGCCTGATAAGCCTTCTAATAGGGCTTCTTTTGTTTCTGCCCAACGGCCATTAAGTAGTTCTGACATTTAATTTCTCCTTAAAATTTTAGTCCAGCAAGGCGACGGATATCAATGATGTTGCCATCTTCCTCGCTGCTACGGTTGCTGTTGGAAACTTTGTTTCCTGTAATTTCTTTAGCCTCTACTAGTGCCTGTTTCTTCTGCGGAGCTTTACCAGCGATAACTGCTGGGAGATACTTGTCAAAACTTTCTACAAGTTTTGAGGTTTTCACACTCTCCATTAACTCACCCATGATTTCTTTTTGCTCTGTGTTTAACGGAGACAATAGTTCATTCATGATTGTTTTTCTTTGTTGCGATTCTTTTAGTCCCGCAATTTCTGCTTCTTTACTTTCTACGATTTGTTGCGCTTCCTCAATAGCTTGTTTAGCTTCGTGGACCGCCGCATCTTTCATGTCTATGACCTTGAGTAATTTTGCAGTTTCTGATTTCTCGTTTAGGTAGCTAGCTTGATATTCAGAAGCAAAAGCTTCAAATAACTTGCGACCAAAATCTGCGCGACGTGCAGCTTCGATGTCTTCTTTCAATGAAGTTAGTTCAGAACGTAAATTCTGATTAACTACACCTTCAACCATCTTAGCGGCTTTAGCAACAAATTGTTGTTTAACCTGTTTGAGTTCTTCGCGACCTTCGCGAACTAAGCGTACCTTAGTTTCAGCTAAGTCTTGTTTATCTTTATAAAACTCTGCGATTTCTTGAGCTAGAGCCTCTACTACGAAAGTTTCTAATGTGCCAAATTTCTCAGCCATAGCAACTTGATCTTCATGTAACTCTTTAACTTCAGCTGATAGTTGACGTGTTACGAATTCCTTCATAACGCCAGCATCTGCTTTCATTTTTTGAGCGTACTTGACTTTCATTTCTGCTAATGACTTACGATCGTCGGCAAATTCAACAAGTTCTTGTGATAATTGGTCAGTGATCATACGATCAACTGCTTCAATCATTGTGTTCTTGTCGTGCTCATATTTTTGAGCAAATTCTTCGCGTAATTGTTCAGCTACCTGAGTGCGATTCTCGTTGATCTTCGCGTCCCATGCTTGCTGAATTGACTCTTGGATCTCTTCAGAAATCACATTGTTTTCAAATAATTGTTTAATTGCATCCAACATGTGATTCTCCTTTTATTGGAGTTTGCTTATTACGGATAATAAGCTCTCTTTGAGATATTTCTGTGCTTTAGGATCACCCTTAACCTCTTGCGCTATGCGTAAGGCATTAAAACCACCACGACTGTTCATCAGGTGTTCATAAATTGGTGTTGGGTATGCTCCAGGAGCACTAGGTTGAGCTACCATATCTACTGTGATAATCTCAAAATCTGATACTTCACCGGAGCCGTCTTCTTTGACATTTCCGGATCCGCGACTTGAAACGCCTAACTTAACTCCGCTTTCCAGCATTGTTTTAATTAGTTGTCCCATAGGTGTTGGAAGTATTTTCAACTTCCCGTAACCGTTTGGACCGTCCATCCACATATTTGTAATCATGTGTGATACACGGTCCAGGTTAATTTTTAGATCATCTGGATGATCCACTTCTCCGAGAACTGAATAGCCGTTTTGAATCTGATCGTTAAGGGTTTTGACAGCCTTGCCAATCTCATTTACAGGGTAGACACGCTGATTAGCGTTGCGTATACCGCCTTGGATACAAATCCCAGACATGTATAAGCTCTTCCCATCTTTGTCATCAGACTCAACGACCATTTTTGCTTCGTTGAAACTGAGATTCTCTCGGAGGTATAAAGACATATTTTTAATAGTCTCGTTTAATTACTTGCCACCGACAATACTTTTCTTATTGTCAGCTTGTTCACGTGAACCTTTCTTCTCAGCACCATGACCTGGTTCAGTTTTCTTGAACGCTGTCTTGCCTGCTTTTCCGCCTGGAACATTAATGTTACCAGCGTTTTGTAATGTAGTTGATGTCTTAGCTAAACCACCGTCAGCGCCGCCGCTTGTTGTGCTAAAAGACTTAGCAATGTTAGCAGTTGTGCCACCCATGTTGTTTGACTTAGCTACGATTGACTTAGCGTTTGCGCCGTTGTCACCGTGCTTTGGCAAAGCAACTTTTTGTGTGTATTCCATCATACGCTCTAATTCGTCTTGTTCGTCACCCATTTCTGGTGCGCCCATTGCGTCCATGCCGCCCATGTCGTCGCCGCCCATTTCTGGCTCAGCACCCATTTCTGGCTCATTGCCTTCATCGGCCATTAACTGTTCAAATTCTGCTTTTAATTCTTCTAGTGCGTCTTCTAGATCCATGATGCGAGCTTCTTGGTCGCCTTCACCTTCTTCGCTTTCACCGTCCATATCACCTTCTTCTTCACCTTCGTCGTCTGTGACGTCGTCGATAAAGTCGTCAGTAGCATCGCCACCAACGTCGTCTGATTCTTCGCTATCGTCAGCTTCTTCGCTGTCGTCAGCTGGCTCTTCTTCGCTGTCGTCAGCTTTTGCGAATGGGTTTTCACCTTCTTCTAAATCAAAGTCTTCAGATAGCAATTCTTCGTAAATTTCGCGAGATTTCGCAACTACGATGTTGTGGAAAATTTCTTGTGCTGTTTCTTGATCTTCGTTGATCAATGCCTCAAGCATGGCTTCAAATTGTGTACGATCAGTCATTTATATCTCCTGTAGT